ATGGCGGCGCCGGCTGCACCGAGAACAAGCGTTGCCATGTCGGGGTCTCAGCGTTGCGGGAAGAGGAAGGCGAAGGCGATGCGCCGCCGCCAGGATTGGGTGAGCGGTTCCTCGATCACGCCGAGCCGCTCATAGGCGTGGAGGAAGCTGTCGGGCGCGGTCAGGATCCCGACATGCTTTGCGATGGCACAGGGCTTCATGCGGAAAAGGACCAGCGCGCTGGGACCGGCTGCCGTTGGTTCCATCTCGATCATCATCCGCCGCGCGCCCTCGGCCAGCACCTCGCGCGGGCCGGTCTCGCCCCAGTCCCGGCTGTAGGGGGGGATCGGGAACGGCTCGGGGCCGACGACCTCGCGCCAGACGCCCCGGGCGAGCCCAAGGCAGTCGCAGCCGACACCGCGCAGGCTCGCCTGGTCGTGGTACGGCGTGCCGAGCCAGGACCGCGCGATGGCGATGACGCGCGCCGGGTCGGCCGATGCCGGAGGTTGCGTCACAGCACGAACCCCTCGTGCCCGCCGTCCTTGGTGGCGTAGCGCAGCACGGCATCCTGGCCGGGGATGTGCGGGAAGCCGCGGAAGTTGACGGTGTTGGCGAACTTCGCGCCGCAAGTCTCGATCCGCTTGTCGCAGCCCGCGCGGATGGTGAACGCATCGCCCTCGGCGATCGCGCGCACCGGCGCTTCGAGCAGGGTCAGGATCGCCACGCCGTCGGTCACCTCATGGCCGAGCACCTCCGTCCGCCGTCCCGCATTAGCGCCGCTGGTCCATTCGATGGTGCCAAAGGTGAACCAGCCGGAGATGAATGCACCCAGCCCCGAGGCGGTGATGGCTCGGTCGCGCAGGAGATCGATCACCGCGCCGGTTCCCTTGAAGGCAGTAGCCTCCAGATCGACGCCGCAGCGCGCGTCGCCAAGCGCGGCATCGCAGGTCGCCTGGAAGGTCCGCCCGACTGTCTGGCCCAGCACGTGGGCGAGCGAGCGGACCTCCGCGACGAAGGCGAGCCGCCCACGCCGGATCTGGCCGATGGCCCCGCGGCGCATCAGCACGCGCTGGCCGTTGTCCGCCCAGTTCACCCGCCAGACCTCGACCTCGGCGTTGTCCCAACGGCCGTCGAGAATGTCGGTCTCGGTGATGCGATCCGAGGTCAGCACACCCTCGGCATCCTGCGCGTCGACCGAGAGGTCCGAGCCCGAGCGCACCTCTGAGGCCGTGAGCCCGCTCTCCGGCTCGAAGTCGGTGCCGTCGAAGGCGAGCGTCCGGTCGTGGTCGGTGAAGCCGAAGGCGACGCCGTCGGCACGGGTGATCCGCCAGCACCAGGCGAGCGTCGTCGTGCCGTCGTCGAGATGGGCCTGCAGGGCGGGATCGAGGGTCTTCATCGGCGCAGTTCCAGCAGCGGAATGGAGGTGATCGAGCCGAGCCGCTCGAGGTCGAGCGTCACGTCAAGCGCATCGGTGTCGAAGCGGACCGGCACGTCGAACTCGAAGCCCGCGGTTATGGCGACGCCAGCGCCCGGCGCGGCGCTGAAGGTGACGACGCCAGTGGCGGTGTCGACCGACCACCCGGAGGGCTGCTCGATCCCGCCAAGCGCGACGCGCACGGTGCCCGCCACCGGCTTGGCGATGGCGCGCGACCAGGATTGCGCGCCGGAGGCGTAGCGCTTGACCAGATGAAAGGCGGTCGTCGCGCCGTCGCCGGTGCCGATCGCCTGATTGGTGGGCGACGGCGTGCCCGAAGGCAGGCAGGACTTGTGATCGCCCCAATCCTTGAACCGGAAACCGTGCAGGCGCCCGTTGCGCGCCTCGAAGAAGGCGACGACCGCCGCCAGATCGTCGGCGCGGCGAATGCCATAGGCGACGTCGTAGCGGCGACGCGAATTGGCCCAGCTGGCGTTCCTCTCCTCGTCGCCCGAGGCGAGCTCGACGATCTGGGTGCGCCGCTCCGGCCCGCCCCGCGCGCCGCGACTGATGTTGTCGGGAAACCGGACCTCGTGAAACGCCATCACATACCCCTCCGCCCGAGCGAGACAGCGCGCGCGATGTCGGCCGCGACCTGCGTGCGGGACTGCCGGAAGCTCTCGGCATCGCGGGCCATGATGGTGACGTTGACGCCGCCGCCCGCGCCGTAGCTCTGCGCCTCGCGCCGCGACAGTACCCGTTCGCCGCGTTGCAGGATCGCGGGCACCTCGTCATGGCGCAGCCCCGCCATGCCGCCGCCATGCATCCGGGGCGCAGCGGCAAAGGCCATCGCCGGGACCATGCGCGACGGCCCAGCCGATCCGACCATGCCGCCCGCGTGCAGGACGCTGGCGAAGACGCCGCCAGGACCGGAGAACACGCCGGAGAGCGCATTTGCGATCGGCCCGAGGATGAACCGGCGCGCCGCGAGCTGGGCGAGATCGGCCAGCAGCGAGGTGACGAGATCGCGGAAGTTCAGCTTCCCGGTCTTCACGAACTCGCCGACCGCGTTCTCCGCCGACTGGAACGCGCCGACGAGGCTCTGGCCGATGTCCCCGCCGATCTCGCGGGCCTTGCTGGCGTAGTCCGACAGCGCCGCCGTGACGGCCTGCCAGCCGGTGACGGCAGCTTCGGTCGCGGGCTCCGCCGCAGCGGCGGCAGCCCCGGCCGCCGCACCGGCACCTGTTGCAGCGCGCCCGGCTTCACCAAGCGCCGTCTCCAGCCGTTCGGCTGCGCCGGTGGCCTCGGTCAGCACATCGGCACTGGCCTCGTCGGTACCGCGCACCGCGTCGCGCAGCGCCTGCCAGTTTTCGAGGGGTGCGCGCGCGCCTTCCGCCAAGTCGCGCGCGGCGCCCCGGTAGACATTCGCGGACTCGAGCGCGCGGGCGGCCGCCTCGGTCAGTCCGAGATCGGGCGCTGTGAGTGGATTGTCCTCGAAGGCGCGGTCGAACGCCGCCTGCGCCGCCGTCGTGGCGGCACTGGCTGCCCCCTCGAAGCGGTTCTCGATCTCGCCGAGATCGAGGTCGGGCACCAGCGTGATGCGGCGCTCCGACCCCAGCGCTTCCAGCCCCTGGTTGATGCCGCCAATGAAGCCGTTGATGCGCGAGACCACGCCGTTCAGCATCGCCTCGACGCCGTCGACCAGGCTGTTGGCCGCCTGGAACGCCAGATCGCCGATGGCAGCAGGCAGCAGGCCCCAGATCGCCTTGATCGCCTCGTAGGCGCCCTCGAACGTGTTCGCGGCGGTGTTGCCGAAGCCCACGACGCTCTCCATGGCGCTCTGCATGCCGGAGGCGGCGTCCGCCTTCAGGTCGAAGAACATCGCCGTGGCGGCTGCACCCGCCGCAGCGGCGCCCATGCGGATCCGCTCCCAGACCTCGACCGCGAGGTCCTTCAGTAGCGACATCGCCTCGCCAAAGCCGCCCGCGCCGGACACGAGGCGGGTGAACTGATAGACGAGCTCGCCCGCGCCGACGATCAGCGCGCCTATGCCGGTGCGGATCAGCGCCCCGCGCAGGACGACCAACGCCGTGGCGAGGCCCCGCACGGAGAGCGCCGCCGCAGCCATGCCGGCGACCCAGCGACCGGCGAGGAAAGCTGCGAAGGTGGCGGCATAGGTGGTCAGGCGGCCGATGTTGTCGAAGAGCCCGCGGATCGCGATGCCCAGCGGCCCGGTGCGGCTTGAAACAGACGCCATCGCATCTGCGACCGCTTCCAGTGCGGGTGCGGCGGCAACCGCCAGCTGGTTCGACAGCCCGCGCCAGATCAGCCCGAGCCGGGAGATGGCATCGTTCGTCCGCTCGATCTGGTCGGCGTCCTGTTCGGAGACGACCACTCCGAACGCGAGGACGTCCTCGGTCGCCTGGCGCAGCGTCGCGGTGTCGATCCGCGACATGGCGATCGAGCCTTCTTCGCCGAAAAGCTGGCCCGCGACAGCCGCGCGTTCGGCGGCGGGCACGAAGCTCTCGATGGCGGCGTTGATCGCGCCGACGCGCTGGTCCAGCGGCAGGGCGATCAGCTCGCTGGCGGAAAGGCCCAGCCGGTCGAGCGCGTCGGCGGCAGGGCCGGTCCCGGCGGCCGCCTGGCTCAGGCGACGGGTGAGATCCTTGGTCGCCTGTTCGATCCCGGACATCGATACGCCGGCCAGTTCGCCCGCGCGCTCCAGCGTCTGGATCGAGGCGACAGTGGTGCCGAGGGCCTGGGCCAGCTTGGCCTGCGCATCGACCGTCTGCAGACCGGAGCGGATCATCGCCACGCCCGCCGCGGCGGCAGCTGCAACTGCGGCAGCAGCGGCTACGGCAACGCGACGGGAAAACGCCGCTAGCCTCGCGTTCGCCGCCTCCATCTCCCGGCTGAGCCGACCGAAGCCGCGCGACCCGGCCTCGCCGACACCTTCCAGCTCGGCGCGGACCTGCCGACCGCCCACGGCCGCGAGGCGGACGCTAACCCGTTTTTCCGCCATGGGAGTGATCCATCTGTTCGTTGAGTTTGGCGACCATCACCGCCTCGATGACGGGCAGCAGTTCGGCCATGGCGAGCGGTGGCACGCCGAGCGCGTCACCGAGCGCCAGTGCCGCAGTCATGTCCCAGCCAATCACTGCGCCGGGCAGGACGCGCAGCTGGCCTCCGAGGCGGCCGACCAGGTCCCAGACCTGCCAACCCTCAATTGTAAGCGGTCGGTTCAGCCGCGCCGGGCAGTCCGCGCAGGCTTGCGCGCAGGCTTCGCAGTAGCGGTCGCCCCCGCCGAAGGACCATTCGGCGAGAGCGCGGAGACGTTTTTTTCCTGTTCCAGCAGCAGGCCCTTCGACACGTAGGTCAGCTGGAAGGCTTCGAAGATCCGCCAGACATCGAGCAGCGCGTCGATGGCCTCCGGGCTCGGATCGATGGCGTTGCCGTCCGCGTCGCCGATGCCCTCCCAGGCGAGCACCGCCCGCCGCGCCAGCGCCTTGGCGAAGGCGACCGCACGCTCCTCGTCGGAGGCGTCCTCGGGCACCGCTTCGGCGGCGGGATCGCTGCGCGTCGCCACCATCAGCATCAGCGCGGTGGTCAGCGGTCGCAACTGCACCCGGACGCCGGGCGCGAGGTCATGCCAGCGTGGCGCGTTCGTCAGGTCGAGCGTCAGCATTCTCAGTATACCTCGATGTCGTTGATCAGGGTCGCGGTGCACATCCGGCCGACCACGCTGTCGCGCGCTGCCTGCCAGTCGAAGGTCGCCTGCACGCCCTGAGGCCCGGAGATCTCGATGCGCGGGCGCGGCAGGTAGACGGCGTGCACGGTGAAGGTGAAGCTCTCGCCCGAGGGCAGGACGTAGGCGAACTCCATCTCGCAGGCCTCGCCATTGATCGCCTGCGTCACCAGCGTC